AGATAAACTCCAATACCAAGTTTATCTAATGCTGTGAGTATTCTTTTGATTTCATCCTTAAAGACTATGAACCTTTCACCAAAGTCTTTATCGGGAGAAACCTTATCAATGCCTTCATAACAATCTAAAAGTATCATACATCCCATTGCTGCGATACTATAATCTTTCACTTGTGGATGCGATTTTTGTATCGTTTCTGCTGCTACTGGAAGTGCCAGAGTTAGCGATAGACTTATTGCTGTGAGGAGTTTTTTCATTCATCCCACCATCCTTCTTGTTTATGTATAAAGACTTTTAAATCTTTAACATATTTTCGTAATATTTGTGCCTGTTCTTCATGCCAATAGTCACCCGTCTCCATCCAGAGGCGAGTGTGGTTATCTATGGCTTTGAGTATTTGATAGATGGGAGGATTCCAACACTCCCTCTTTGGAGTGTTCCATTCTCTTGGCACGGAATTACTAGTGAGTGAATTTCATTGTAACGAAGATAATCAATCTGGCAACTACCAGGACTGATTTCAGCATACCCAACGATCATAAAAGCAATGAATTCCATTACTTTTTCTTACCGCCGTTCTTTGCTTTTTTGGCAGTCGCATTGCCCTGGTTCTGCTTGGATTGTTTTCCTCCAGCAGAACCTTTCTTACCTTTGTTTGGTGACTTGGACATTATGCTCCTGGGGTACGGGGTTGAACTTGACCCTCTTCCAGTGCTTCAACTCTTGCTTCAAGATTTGTGGCAGGTACTTCTGCTACTGGAGCAGGTGGTTCTGGAGGAGCTTCTACAACTGCTTCTCTGCGTGGCTCTTCTTTCTTCTCATCATCCTCACCACCTTTCTTCATCGTATTAATACCAAAGGTAGCAGCAGAAGCGGTGAAGACCGTAGCAATGAAGGTAGGATCCATTTTTGCGAGCATACCAGCATAGCTAGCGGTCAGGAGAGCGGCAGACCAACTCAAAATCGCAACACGAATAACTTGACTCATAGTTTTTTCTTTTTTGTTATCCATCAGTCCGTGTGATGAAGTCTGTCTTATTTAGGATTTTAGAACCTAAACTTAACATTTGCGGACACTGCTGTGTTGCTCACACCATTATTAATCTGATGAACTCCTTGAATGCTAACGATTTCTTTATAGTCAAGAGTTGCTGATGCTTCAATCGCATTATCAGTCGCATAAGAACCTTCAACACTTACACCAAACAGGTTCTTTTTCTTACCACCGAAACGAGTTTCAAGTCTTAAACCTGCTTCACCAACATTATATGTTTCATTTACACCTTCAACAGTTCTTGCTGATTGCGATGAACCAGTTTCAGTGAATGCGTTTCTCTTATAGTTACGAACAGTATGTCCAACAAAAGGAGTTATGTTCTTGTGAGCGTGAATGAAGAGTCTATTGCTGACCCACCATTCTTGTCCAGAAGTCTGACTATCATTGCTGAAAACTCCAGCAACATTTCTGGAAACATTGTAGTTGTTCTGAGCAAGACCAGCATTCGTCAGAAGTGATAAAGTATTACCTCTAAACATATTGAAGACACCATAATGACCCTTCATCAGTTTGGAAGTGCTATCTGAACCATTCAGATTCAGAGTTACATTATTATATTGACCACCGATAGTCCAGGTTGGTTTGATATCAATTTCTACACCACCACCATAGATGAATGAAGTTCCAGAGTATCCATTCTCTCCTTGTGACCAGGCATAGTAGTTCTTGCTGAAGACTCTAACCTTTTCTTTTGATTGAGATGGTTCGTGGTTGAGAAGTCCTTGTAATGATTCACCCATCTTATCCATAACTTCGTGCTGATCTACACGACCATAGAAGTCAGCATAAGCGTGTGAAGTCGCAACTGTGCTTGCTTGTGATGTGGTTACAACAGCAGTTCCGTTTGTAACAACAGTTGAGTTGTCACTATAAGTATCAGTTGTGACTGGTGTTGTAGTGGTGGTTGTAACAGAAGTGGTTGTTACATCAGTTTGAGTGTGACGGTTGATTCTCTGTCTTCCATCATCTTCAGTTGCTGTATGAGTAACGTTTGTTTGAGATACAGGAGCAAGAACAGCGACCGATGAAACTACATTATTAACAGTATTGGAACTGACCAGAGTTGGTGGTGGAGGTGTTCCCCCAGTTTCGTAAATATCAAGAATACCATTCAGGTTAGCATCGCCAGAAAGTGCTGCTGCTGAAAGAGATACAGTACTGGAAAGAATCACACTATCCATAGGCATCCAGTTGACTGTTGGAGACCCAGCAGCATTGTAGGTGAATTGATAATCACCAGCACCAAGTCCAGTGAAAGTTACACCCTGCCAAGCATATGATGTTTGGATATTAGTATCATATGGAACTAGTTGTGTTCCATCAGAGGTAAAATAGTTTGTACCAGGAATCAATCCGTCTGGCGTTGTTGCTGACAATAAAGACCAGTTTACAGTTGTCGCAGAAAAAGCAGTTCCGTTGATACCTTGTAAGGTTAAAGTTCCTTCATTAAAGTTAGTTCCTGGATGCCAGTTACCATACCAGAAAGTAACGGATCCATTTCCCCCACCAACATATCCTATAGAGTTGGTGTGAGACAATGCTGCTGTTGGCACTCCAAGAAGAAGCGCAGACGCTGCAGCCAGCGCCTTTTGCGTATTGGTGGACATAAAAATACAGTGAGTTGGTGGTTTGAGATTCTCTAGAACCTACAAATCACAACTCACTGTGGTGGTGGAGTTGTTTTCAACTCAATGGTTGAAACTATTTATCCTTTTTTCCAAGCTTCACCTTCTGCCTTTCTTCTACGAGCAAGTCCTGCTTCTACATTAGAACCAGGATTACGATAGAGATAAAGAGCATCTGGAACTAAGTCCCACTCTTTATTCTTCAGGCGTTTAGTAATAGTATTAAAGTTATCGCCACCGTAGAAACCAGCACCGAGATTATAAGCAAAGCTGAGAAGAGCGCCTCTTTTTCCATCTGACATTTCACTCCAACCTGGAATTTTTCTTAAAGCAGGGAGAAACTCTTTCTTACACTGCTCAATGAGAAGTGAATCTGCTTCTGCCTGTGTGAGGGTATCACCGAGTTTAAATGCTGAACCATCCTTCTTGCGAGTGGAACCCCAACCAATTGTGATTGGAAGTCCACCCGTCAGAGGATCAGGATATGCCTTGAGATGACATCCTTCAAACTCTTTGATTAATTTGATGCCCATTTGCGGAACATCATCACCACCTGTTACTGGAGCTGCGGCAGCAGGGGCTGGCGCAGCACTAGTCTTTTTTCCTCTAAAAATCTCCGCCCAGTCTACATTGTCCTCAAGGAACTTGACGGGTAGATTATCTTCTAACCACTGAACTGCTTTGACGTGGTTGGGGTTTCTTTCATCATAGAACTGAAAGAAATTGTGTAAGTCAACTCTTGCCATTGTTGCCTCCGAAGTATTTTTGATAAAGTTGATTTGCTTCTACGTGTTTACCGTGATTCGTCAGATCTTTGATACGTTGTAAGATCTTCCTCTTAAAATTAATCGAAGATTCTTCCCCAGCCATCGTTGCCTCCTGGACACCAACGGTGCTTAAGAACTGCTTTGGTGTAGATGGTTTTTTTACCATTCGTCACAGGTCCAGTGTAGTTATCATTGAGAGAACCATATGGATCATTAACATAATATCCTTTGCCGTCTGGAGTCTTACCGATTACAACACACATGTGCCCGCCAGTAGGTGCAGAAAGAGAACCGCGATGTAGGATACCAATAACAACAGGTTTCCCAGCATCAAGACTCTTATCAATGTCAGCAAAAGAAAGATTGTAACTAAAGTGTGACTTAACTCCATAACCTGCCAAAACTTTTGTTTGGACAGCATGATCCGTCGTGTCACCAATCGCAAATACTTTCGTGACATATTCATCATCACCTTTGATGCTACCTGGCTTGAGGAAAGCAAGACACATAGCACACGATGAACTGTTACAAGTTCTATGTGCATCTCTATAGTTGTCTACTTGATTGAAATAAGGAACTGCGAGAACCTCTGGCGTAGGTGGTTTGGTTCTGAACATTCCAATCCAATCAGTTTCTGCATCATCCAGAAATTCAGCAGGTAGGTTATCCTCTAACCATTGAACTGCTGCTACATGATTTGAATTCTTTTCGTCGTAAAATTTAAAAAAATTGTGAAGGTCTAGTGTCATCTTCCTCTCCTATGAACTCTAATGAGAAAATATCATGATCTGGAATTTCGGGATTCAACCATTCACTAAATTCAGATTGAATCGCATGGGCATCTTCAATGTTCCTGTCACAGAGAGTATGAATGCGGTCAACTGCCCAATCATGAGTTGTCTGAAGGGTCTCTTCCAAAGTTACCATAATCTTTTCGCATATAGCGTCCTAGAATATTGCTATTATAGTACGCGGGCGAACCATCGTCAAGAGACTCAATCAACACATTATTTAGGAAAAGCTGTTTGGTTTCTTCGTAGTTGCATTGTCCTTTTGTTTTGTGGAGACTAAGGATTGTTCTGCTAAACGAATTTTTTCCCCAAAACTTAACATCATCTTTGAGTTCAGGACAGGATCCGTAATATGCTTTCCAATCGGACTCTGACTTAACTTTTCTAGATTTTCCTCTTGGTGTGCGAAAAGACCAGAAATACTTTCTACCAATATAACTACGACCAGTTTTATCGCAGTGTATATGATAAACAAAACCAAAATGATC